GGGTATGACCATCGTCATATTTTGTTTATTATAGTAAATCAATTCGTCTTTATCAATTGAAAATTCAACCTCTCTATAACGCATTAACCGAATAAATGCCGAATTTGACGCAATATTTACATATTCATTCAATAAAGTGCTGGTAAATAACGGGTTGGATTTATCTATAATAATGACTATTTTACCCATCAATTTTCGTATTAAATAACTACCAATATTTTTCCCAGTATTTTCATAACTAAATTCTTTGCCAAGTAAACGCTCACCCAGGGTATTGTATAAAGCTTTCGCCATAGCATCGTGAATTGCTTTAATATTACTTTTAATGCGGAAATTTAAAATCAAAGGGTCGTTTGGATTGGGGCAATTACCGCCCGAAAAAGCATAAATAGCCACAATTTCCATCGCCTTGGCAAAAGGTACACTATTATACGATTCCTTAATGTTAAAATCATTAACGGAAGACACTGCAACCACCGGCAGATTATCAACTGAATATATTTCAAAATCTAGACAACGAGCGCCTTGTTTAATACAATTTTTTAAAGCACACAGATTTACAAAATCATTTTTATAATTACCTGCGGAGCAACAATTGTATGCGGTTTTTATATAAAAATCCCGCAAGCGAGTATTTTTATAAGTAGGATTATCTGGGTCAATGCTGGAAATAAGGGGAAATGTAGTATATACTTTTTCTAATTTAGAACAGTTTGTTTTATCCAAGTCCATTTTTTGAAAGAACCAGAAGAACAAAATAAAGAATAAAAATCCGATAATAATTGTCATTAATTGACTAATTTTATCCTTTTTGGTCAAGTCACCTATTGTTTTAATTGCTCCGCCCGGCAGTGCGTTAAAGGTGTAGGCAGCACCACTTCGCACTTTTTGACCTAGCTCAAATGTTTTATCTGCCGCCCATTGCCCAAGCCTTGAATCGGCAAATAAATTTACACCCCATTCACCTACACGTTTTACACCAGTTAAGCCTCGCTTTGCAAATTTCGGTGTAACATAATTTGCTACATCTGACCCTTTATTTACTAATTTGGCTGAAGTATCTAATGCGTTTGGTGAACTTTTTTTGTATCCCTGTAAAGCCAATTCTCTACTACTCATTTAACTTATATTAGTAGGTCATTTTTTTATATTTATAATTTATAATTTATAAATTATAAATAAGTATCATTAAATATTAAAAAAGTCATATTACACTATATATATTAATGGCTGGTGGAATATTAAATTTAGTTGCATATGGAAATCAAAATGTCATCTTGAATGGTAATCCATCCAAGACCATGTTTAAATGTAAATATGCTAAATATACCAATTTTGGACTGCAAAAATTTCGCACTGACTTTGATGGGTTGCGCACACTGCGGTTGAATGAACCATCGCAATTTCGCTTTAAAATCTCTAGATATGCTGAATTATTGATGGATACCTATTTAGTTGTATCTTTACCAAATATCTGGAGCCCTATTTTGCCGCCAGAATGCAATGTAAGAGGTCAATGGCGTCCGTATGAATTTAAATGGATTAAAAATATCGGGACACAAATGATTAAAGAAGTCAGATTTACAGTTGGTGGACAAATCATTCAAAAATTTTCCGGTCAGTATTTACAAAATTTAGTAGAGCGAGATTTCAATGAAACCAAAAAACATTTATATTACAATATGACGGGCAATACGGCTGACTTAAATGATCCAGCCAATTACGGGACACGTTCAAATGTATATCCGAATGCTTATTATGATGATACCGATTTAGGACCAGAGCCGTCTATTCGCGCACGAAAATTATACATCCCGTTAAATGTATGGTTTACCCTAGCCGCCAAAATGGCTTTTCCCTTAATCAGTTTGCAATATAATGAATTATATATTGAAATTGAGATGCGCCCAATTAATGAGCTGTATGTTGTGCGCGATGTTACGTCGTTGGATATGAATTATCAACAAGCTAATCAAACTGATGATTTATTCCAATTTTATAGATTTATACAGCCCCCGCCAAATATTGTACTTGATTATACCAATGCCGATAAACGTACAAATTGGGCAGCGGACATACACTTAATAAGCACTTATGGTTTTCTGTCGGAAGATGAAATGAAGGTATTTGCTGCCGAAAATCAACAATATTTAATTAAAGAAGTATATGAATATTCCTTTCCGAATGTAACGGGATCTAAAAAAGTTTCCTTAGAAAGTTTAAGTATGGTGGCAAATTGGATGTGGTTTTTTCAAAGAAGCGATGTCTATATGCGCAATGAATGGTCCAATTATAGCAATTGGCCGTATGATTATTTGCCGTCTGATTTAAAGATGCCTTCAGAACAAAATGGCTTTTTGCCGTTAATAATACCGTGTGGTAGAGGAAGTTATACGCCGTCATTAGATCCCTCGGGTTCTGGCTGTTATGAAGGACAATTTGACGTGCCTTCGAATATTTATGTGACCGGACAATATAACCCTGGCAATCAAAAAGATATAATGCAGAATTGGGCTTTGTTATTAGATGGCGCCTATCGGGAAAATCAATTTGATTCGGGTGTCTTTAATTATGTGGAAAAATATGCGCGTTCCGCTGGTAATTCACCGGATGGTTTATATTGTTATAATTTCAATCTAAATACCGACCCTTTTGATTTTCAACCGAGCGGGGCTATGAATTTAAGTAAATTTAAAGAGATTGAATTTGAATTTAATACATATCAGCCACCACTAGATCCGCAAGCCCAAGTGTTTACTATCTGCAATCGGCTGACGGGGGAAATAATTGGCGTCAATAAACCGACTTGGCGAATTTATGATTACAACTATGATTTAACGGTATTGGAAGAGCGATTTAATATTTTAACTTTTACGGGTGGTAACGCTGCCTTATTGTATGCTCGGTAAACTTATGCTCGGTTATAATAATAATGATTTTTTACATTATTATTAATTAATTTAAATGTTGGTTACATTTTGTATAATTTAAGAGCGAGCGGCACCTTTGGCCTGGGACGCAGCGGCAGACGCGGCTTGGGCAGCCGACGCAGCCTGGGATGCGGCTTGGGCAGCACCCTTGGCAGCCGACGCAGCCTGGGAGGCGGACGCACTTTGGGAAGCCGACGCAGCCTTGGAGGCGGCTTTCGACGCAGCCTTAGCGGCATTGCGAGCCATCTTAACAACACGCTTAGTGGCTTTCTGAACACGCTTGCGGCGGAGAGAAGCAGCACCACCCTTCAACGAACCTTTGCGCGAACCTTTGCGAGTGCCTTTGCGAGAACCTTTGCGAGAATGACGACGGACCATTTATATATATAATAAACAAAAAAATATATATAAAAGCATAAAGTTATTTATATTTTGCTAAAATAAAGCAAATTTATTTTTTAAAAAGATAAATACTAAATAAATACTAAATAAATACTAAATAAATATCAAATATAATTATCAGATATAATTACCAAATAGTATCATTATTCCAATACATCCCATCACCCTTTTTAATTCCATAAATTGTCTTAAACAATTCTAAACGTGCCAAAGCACAGTTAACTCTATATTTCTCTAAAGGATGGGGGTTCATCTTCAATTGCGCTTTTATCGCATCCTTATATATTTTCTGTTGTCCTTGAATCGCTAAATTCATATATAATTTTGCCAAATTCATTTTCTTAATTTTAATAGTTTCGTCATTGACAACTTGATTGTCTAGTAAATAACCCTCCACTAAAGCCATACCGGAAATATCTGCTAAATCTTCACCAACACTCATCTCGGCATCAAATTTAATTCCATCACGGGCTGCAAAAGTTTCATATTGCTTAACAACATCCTTGATTTTAATTTTAAATGCATCGCGATCCGCATCGCTCCACCAATTATTCAAGTTTCCATCGGCATCAAACTTACTTCCTGTATCGTCTAAAGCATGCGACAATTCATGCCCTAAAGTATATCCAATATACACTAAATTATATTCTAGTCCTCTTTCTTCTAAATCAATAAACGGTTTTTGCAAATAGGCTAAAGGAACGTAAATTGAATTGCTGTTGGGTCGATAATAGGCATTTACCATATAACACTGGGTACCCACAATCTTAAATATACTCCAATCAAAATCAGGTATATCAATGACGGCTTTTCCTTCGAGTTTAATATATTTTTTATATTTCCATTGCAACAATAGCCCAACATTGTGTAATGGATCATCCGCAACATAATTAAGTAAAGGATCGTAACGCAATTTTTCGGGCTTTCCCACAAAAATCTGTAATTTCTTTAATTTATCTAATGCCGCTTTTTTGGTATTCGGGGACAGCCACGAATTAATTTCTATTTTTTTAATAAATAATTCTTTTAAATCATCAACTAAATGTTTTACGTAGTTGACATACAGTGGGTTAAAATTATGCTCAACATATTGTTCCGATAAAAATGTATTAAACATAAGAGAAAGACCAAACAATGGGTAAATTTCAGAAGGCATTTGCGCGGGCTGCCCTTCCAAGAACTTATTATAAAAATTGTAATGAATGTATCGCAGGGAATCTTCAAACCTGATCATTTGTTTAAATTGTAGAAAAAGCCAAAAGGTTTGCCATTTGGTAGAATTCCAATTATCTTTCATTAATTTTACCATACATTTAAAGCCACTTAATTGACCAATAATCGCATTTTTAGGTGGTTCACTATATCCTAATTTCTTTGTAAATAATGTCCAATCAAAATCATATGTATGTTCGATATCATGTGCCGAAACCTTATTATAAAAATTAGGGTCACTTTTAATGCCTTGGTCACACCCCATTTCAAGTAAACAAGATAACTCCACATCCCATACATCTTGTGGATTATATTTGGCGGCTTTAGCCGGTCCTACACAGGCTTTAAATACTTCGCCGATATAGTGTAAATATTCTTTTTTAACCAATTTTTTATATTTTTTTGTGGCAGCGTCATCGGATGGTAAATCATCAATATAAATTAGATAATCGTAAATTCCGAGTTTTCCAAAAGATATATGACTTATATATTGTTTAACATTTTTTTCATCAGGCGTAATAGACCAGCGTATAGGCGAAGCCCACGAAATAGTCTCATTTTGATTTACAAATGCCAATAATCCATACATATCATCCTTTTCTACATATTTATCCAACCGAGATACTGCCAAATCAACGTGTTTCGCCATTGACTTTCGTGTGTCATTTTTTAACGAATTATAAACATTTTTTAGCGCAATCGCTTTTGGCGAATGTGGATTTTCTTTAATAAAATCATTAACATAGCTAATTAACTTATAGTATACTTGCTCTTGAACAATGCGAAAATTATCAATTTGCACATAGTATTTTTTTTCTTGTTTTTCAATGTCATTTGCTTTAAACCATTCATCATTTACATATGAAAAATAATCATTCTTAATTTGATGAATAACTTTAGGTATTTCGCCTTGGTGAAAATTTTGTTGTAAATATTTGGTATATTTTTGCTTGTGTGTTTTTAATTTTTTAAATTTTAAATTTTGATTAAATTTTTCTTTTATTTCAGCAAACTTTTTTAAGTTATCTTTGTTTTTATAAAAGTTTCCTTCATATGTACTATATTGCCCCGTAGTACATATTTGCCCCATTTTATCATCCGAATAGCATGTTTTTGCTTTATTTGAATTTTTTTTGGTCCTGTTATGGGGCTTGTGTTTATGCGAAACCTTTTTTGTGGGTTTTGGCATTTATACAATATATAGATATTTATTATTTATTATGTATATATAAATGCCCATTGAAACTTCAAAAGAAACAGAAGATGCAAAAAAAGCAAGAGAAGCAAAAGAAAAAAAAGATAGAGATGATCAAGATCAAGCAGCCAAGGATAAAAAAAAAGGAGAAGTGACTGTTCAAAATAGTTGGACAGGATTTATTAAATCACTCTTTACATATTTTGTATTAACCTTGATTTTTGGTCTATTTGGGTCCAGTTTTATTTATTTAACATCGCGCGGTAGTGAATTGGACGAAATATTTCCTACCGATGAAATGTTTTATAGTGCTAAAAGTTATGAAATATTGAAACATGGTCCTGAAAATATCGTCGATTGTAAAGAAACCTCAACTGGCTCTTTTATGGGCATGGAGGATAACTTTCCATATAATTTAATAAAAATTAAAGGAGACGCTTCAAAAGAAGATTTGGCGAAATTGACATTGGCTGATAGATTAATGAATTGGTTTGCAAAAACAGTGGCGGGTTGTTTTAAAAGCAATCGTGCAATACTAAAGGGATTTTTAGATAATTTTAGCCCTGATGGTCCTTTGGGAAATCACGTGTTTCAAATTTACTTCGTTATGCCGTTTACCATCATTGTTGGTGGATTTATTTCATTAATTACCGGGTTTTTTTCAGCCTTCGGCTCAGCTGTATCGGCTGATACAAAGGTCACTGTATGGGGGGGATTTCTTCTATATGCGTGGGGCTTAGGTTTTGGATTGGCGCTTATTATTCTTATGCGGTTACTTGGCACGATTATGTTTTTTCCAATGAGCCAAAATTGGAAAGAAGTCGCAAATATAATGGCGTGTAATGTTAAACCCTTGGTCGTGTTATTTGGCTTTTTTGTCTGCGGAGCAGCGTATGATAAATTAGACCCATCGATTGCCGGAGTGATGGGTGTTGTTTACTTGGCTCTGGTTGGTTGGACCGTCTTTCGCTATTTTTCAAAACAATTATTTTAAATTTGTATATAAATATACATTTGTATATAAATTAATGGGCAAAAAGAAGACAACGCAGGCGAAAAAGAATAAAGTGGCGGAAGAAGCAAACGCAGTAGGAGCAAACGCAGTAGGAGCAAACGCAGTAGGAGCAAACGCAGTAGGAGCAAACGCAGTAGGAATAACTGAAAAAAAGGCACTGCCAAGCGCAAAAACCTCAAGCACAGCAAACCTAAGACCGTTTGTCAGCATATGCACACCTACCTTCAATCGGCGTCCATTTATTTCGTATATGATAAAATGTTTTGAACATCAAGATTACCCCAAAGACCGCATGGAATGGATTATCATCGATGATGGGACGGATAAAATCGGTGATTTGGTTACTCATATACCCCAAGTGAAGTATTACGCCTACAATCAGAAAATGTTCTTGGGGAAAAAACGCAATCTGATGCATGATAAATCCAAAGGTGATATTATTGTTTACATGGACGATGACGATTATTATCCGCCGGATCGCGTGTCGCACGCCGTTGAGCGGTTAATAAAAAATCCCTCCGCTTTATGCGCGGGCAGCAGTGAAATCTACATTTATTTCAAACATATACAGAAATTATACCAATTTGGACCATATCGCGATAATCATTCAACAGCTGGTACGTTTGCCTTTAAACGCGAACTTTTAAAAATAACTCGGTATGAGGATAATGCCGCACTCGCCGAGGAAAAGCATTTTCTTAAAAATTATACCATACCTTTTGTGCAATTAGACCCGATGAAATCCATTTTAGTTTTTTCGCATGAACATAATACTTTTGATAAACGGCGCTTATTAGAAGATAACCCCAACCCGCAATTCACAAAAGCGTCGAATAAAACGGTGGATATGTTTATTAAGGATGCGGATTTTATTGATTTCTATGTCAACCGCATTGAACAGTTATTAAAAACCTATGAACCGGGACGACCGAATATGAAACCGGATGTCATTAAACAAATGGTTGAAATTGAAAAATCTCGGAAAAAAGAGATGGAAAAAATGCGGGCGGCGCAACAGCAACAACCGAACCAGCCTTGTATCACTTTTTCTAACAGTAATGGCACAACTCAACAATTAACATTGGAACAAGTTGTTCAAATTTTACAGCAGCAGCAAAACCAGATCGATCAATTGGTTGAACTACTGAAAAAAAAAGATGAAGAAATTAACCGGTTGATAGTGTCTGCATTTGCATCGGAACCTGCATCAGCTGGTGAAAGCGCCATATAATATTATTATATAATCCATTTAAAGCTATTTCTTATTTATAAGTATTAGTATTACAATGAGCAAGAACGAGACCAACACTATGGGTTATGACGATTTGTACAATGAAGAAAATGTAGCAAATCGCATGACAGAGGGTACGAAAAAGGGCAAACGCCGATACTACCCTTCTAACAAGCCGCAAACATTTGTTCGCAATGCAGTCACTGGTGTAAAGTATCCATTTATGGTTGGCTCGTATGAGCAGCGCCAATTGTATAAAATGGTAGATGCTACCGGTACATGTGACGCGGAGGGTTACCCTATTAAGGTGCGCAGTTTGTTACCAAATTTCAATACCAATCATTTGTTTTACGATAGTCCTGAACAGTGTATGAGTAATCTGAGAATATCCATTGCGGATAGTGCAATCAACCTCTGGCGGGAACGCACTCAGAGTTTTGATTAAATGTTAATTCTTTTAGATATTTGTATATAAATATATTTTATATACAATTATAAAATCCATGAATGAGGAAAAGAAAATTGTATTTATACCCAGCGGACGACTAGGGAATGCCATATTTCGTTATATGTCCTGCGTTGTTTTGAGTATGCGACAGCCTTCTTTGACTTACACATTACAGAAGGACTTTGTGGCGACTGACGATAATGCTCATGTTTTTTATCCTGGGTTAGATCATGAAGGGGATGACATAAAGGGCTCTGCCCTTTCAAACCCGTTCGTCGAGGGGGGGCAAAACCCCCATATGGGCTACAATACACTCGGCTTTTATAAGCATACAATTAACGTTGATAAATTAACGAGTAATCAGTATATAAATAAAGAGAACGGACAGGGTCTCTATGTCAAGAAAAATCTCACCATAACGGATGAGACTTTTTTAAAACAATGGCAGAAAAATTTGAAACCTTTTAATATTTACATGGATGGTTTTTTCCAGTTTTCCCATCTCTATTTGAAATATAAAGCACAGATTTTAGAGTATATGAAGAGGTCACAAGATATACACCGTATTCAAACCGATACGAATGAAATATATTTGATGCGGGAAATAATAGAAGATTTACCCTTGTTACCAAGTCAACAATATGATATAGTTATTCATATACGGCTCGGCGATTTTAATGGACGTCCTGAATTTATTGAAGCCTGCTATTATATCCAACTTTTTGAAACGCTTGATTTTCAGGGGAAAACAATTTGTTTATTATGCGAGCCGATTAAAAGTGAAAGCGACGCAATTTTTATAGATAAAATAAACCACTGGTTTCGAGTAAAGGACATACCCTTTAATTGTGAAACAAATTCTTTACTTGTTGATTTTAATATTATGAAACAATGTAAAACACTGATTTGCTCTATGAGCACACTGGCTTGGACAGCCGCCTATCTCTCTAATCATATTCAACAATGCTATATGCCGAATTATAATTTTTATGAAGTGCCGCTGCGCCAACAATTCTTTTTCAAGAAACCCATTGAAAATACTATACTTTACCATGTGAAAACCACGTCGCCCAGCCTTTCCCAAATTACTCCATATATTATAACATTGCCAGAATATGCATCGCGCTTGGAAAAATTAGATGATTTATTGATAAATCTCTCGATGATTGGATTAGAAACAATAGTTTATAATGGCGTGAATGGAAAAAAAATAGATATAAGTAATGCAGATAAGACAATACTTACATATGAAAATACGACCTATAAATATGATAACAGCGTGCGCTTAAATGGCAAAGCAATGACGCGCGGTGAATTTGGATGTGCCTGGAGCCATTTAAATTTGATAAAACAATTGGCGCAAGGGCAAGAGCAACCGCAAGTAGGACAAGAGCAACCGCAAGCAGGTCAAGCATATTATTTAATATTAGAAGATGATGTCGAATTAGTGAAACCCTTGGACGAATTATACACACTCCTACAGCATCTACCAGAGGATACGGATCTTTGTCATTTGGCGAAAAGTGATTGGTATCCTTTTACAAAAACTAGACCAGTTAATCCGTATTTTTATGAATGCGAAAAGAATTTTTTTAATAAAACCACCGCTTACCTGATTTCAAACAAAGGTGCGAAAAAAATAATGGAATATATCAATCATTCTATTAATGTTCCGATTGATGATTTATTTAATATGATTTATCGACTAACGCCTGACTTTCGGTTTTATGTACCAAATGACTATTTTTTTAAAGAACAAGATAATATTTTATCGACCATTAAAGATATTGATCATTAAAGAAGGCTTTCTAATAAAGGGAAAAACCCTAATTTCGTCAATATTTTTTCTTTCATTAGCTTGATTGTCTCAATACGCTGAGACCACCAATCTTCCTCAATAGCTTGTTGCATAATTTTAAGGGCAGCAGCTGGGTCTTCCAACGGTAATCTCACAAAAGCTTGCGGGTCTATATATTCTTCTAAATTAGGACAGCCCCAATAGAAACAGAGAGATTCACATAAAATGCATTCCCATATTTTCTCAGTCGCATAGTTATGTTCGCTGTTATTTTCGGCTGCGAAACAATATTTATAGTTGGCATACACGTTATATTTATTGTCGCCTTCGACGGGTCCTCTATACGAACGGAAATTGTGATAGTTTTGTCTTCCGAATACGTCAATTATGCTGGAGGTGTTATCTCCTACGTAAGAAATAAAATTATTGCGGAGTATATGCCCTTCATCGTGATTTTTCGCACTACATATCGTCGCAACCCTAAAGGGCTCTGCCCTTTCAAACCCGTCGTTGGGGTTTTTTTTCCCAATATTGATCTGCCATTGCACGTTATTTAAATGCGTTTTATGACTGAACACTTTAAAAAACTTAGCAGGGTCCGGTGTCGCCCACTCTCCCCAAGTTTTAACGCCCCAGTGTTTAGTCGGGTCTTGTATCCAAGGTTCCATTTGAAAGACCAAGGTACGTTTCGGGTCATAATAGTCATTTTTGCATGGGGAGTTAATAATTACATAATAGTCCGCTTTTACCGTATCCGTCTCCTGCCAAATCATTTCTATATTTTTCCAGCTGTAATAGATCATACACATATTTGACCATTCTTTACACAATTGTTCGCTAGAACACCAGTTGCAAAGCATTTTTATTTTTATTTTTTTAGGCTGCTGTGCTGCTTTCTCTGCTGCTTGCTGTGCTGCTTTCTCTGCTGCTTGCTGTGCTGCTTTTTCTGCCTGCTGATAACTTTTTTTAATATACACGCCATCTTTTTCGCCAAAATAAATAGAGGGTGTTAATTGTTCTATGTTATTTTTGAAAAAACCCAAGGTGTTAAAACCAACACAATTGGGGTCTTTCAGCGCTTTTAACATACAGTCCGTTAAGCACATGCCGTGATGATAATACACATCATGACCGATTTGGTCTAATTTGGGCATAAACTCAAATTGGTCTTCAATCACATTGTTGAAATCTAAACTTTCCGAACTATTTTGAATGTCTGTGTCTACATTAGGACCGCCCATTTCATTCCACTCGGAAAAAACCAACAAAGGCTGTAATTCTGAAATATTTAATTCAGATACAATTTTAATCACATAATCAATGCCATGTTTAATGCCATTTTTCTCTATATATGCTAAAAGCTTTTTCGCTCCTTCTTTATTAACCGAATAAGCAAATGTGCCGCCAATATATAAATCATTATTTAAGGGTTCTACACGGGGGTTCAGCCCCCCAACGACTGCCTGGTCAGAAATTTCTCTAAAAGTCGGGTTTGAAAGGGACATACCGTCGTGGGGGGGCGGAACCCCCCTCTCCAGCGTATCATATATATCTTTTACCCTTTGCCGCATCGCACTAAACATATGATATCCAAGAAATATCAGTTCTTTTTCAGCAAAAGCCGGCATTAATTGTTTAAATCGTTCCTCAAACCCTTGACATAATTCAAAATCATCTTCAAACACAATATAATAACTATTTTGTTTGTCTTCAATCAATTCACGCCAAAGTTTCAAATGGCTCAAAGCACATCCAATCACGCCGCGGCGATTACCGAAATCATTGCCCTCAAATAGTTTTTTAAGTTCCATGAGAGGCTCTAATTTTAAACCATCCACGGCTTTAACGATCTCATATTCTTTCACGCCGTTCTTTTTAAATAATTCCACTATTTTAACTTTTCGATCCGCGCGGCGCTCTAAATTAATCATCTTTATTTTTTTATTTGGCTTGGTATATGTATTAAATTGCGACTCTTGATTTAGTTCATATGCATTTTTAACTTTACCGCTGCTAATCTCGGTCGTTAATCGTCCGATATGCCGATGCGTAATGCGGTCAAAAAAGGCGGTTTTATAATTCGCGTCTGTCCATTTGTCGGCATAATCTCGCTCAAAAAATTGGTTCGGTGAATCATAATTACCGAGCTTTAAAATTGCTTTCACATCTGTCATCGAAGGACGAAAACTGTAGTGAGGCCAATACTGCGAATTTTGATAATGTATAATATTTTCGTTCGGGCGGTGGTCGTGTAAGACAATGTTTGGCATATGGGTAGGTAAATGCCCTCGGGTATGATAATTGTCAATTGTTTCGGCATAATTCCGGTTGAATACAAGCTGTTTAATATTCTGCGAGGACCCTTGTTTAAGAGCAGCAATAGCGTCAGTCACATAATTCATCGAATGGTAAAAGAGGAAATCGTCTTCCATATGTATCCAATAGTCTGGCTTCATTTTATTTAATTTATCCCAGATGATATTCATGCTCTGACGATGTCCTTTTTCTTCTGGAGTTTTCATATGATATTCAATCCAGCTATAGGTGGATTTCATTTGCTGCCGCTCCTCGGTCGAGGAATTATCATCTACACAAAACCAGTGTTTTATTCTCTCCACATCATACCAGCAGTTTAAGATTGAATTCAATGTTTCCTTAAATAAATCGAGCCGCTTACACGTCGTAAAGGTAATTAAAATGTTTACGTCTCCATTTTTATGCTCTGTTACTGATTTTCGGAGGTTTTTTGCCACTGTTTTATTAAATTCCGTTATTTTTGAGCGATTTTGTTTGAACAACAAATTCCACAGCTCGATTGTATTTTGGTTATTTACCAGCTCGTTAAATTTATAGACCATATTATTTAGTCCATTAAATAGCTGCATAGTATCTTTATCTTGTTCTAAATTTTCTCTATAACAGAATAAATTATTAATAGCCAGATTAAGGTCGCTTTGACCAATGACTTGGCGAATTAACAATTGTTTACAGCATTGATAACCGTCGACTTTGTCATTGACCGAACGAGAATATGCACTAATAGCGTTAAAAAATTCTAACCGGTCTTGATACATATGTCTATTGATAAAAAGTTTGTCTCCAACGTCGTGCTTATAATTTTTAAATTTATGATACAAGGCGTTTATTAAAATAAATTGTCCGGTTTGATAAAAATATTCAACCGCCATTACTAGTCCTTCAATGCGCTCGCCATCGTATTCCAAAGTTTTCAGAAAATATTTAACGGCTTCGTCCATTTGTTTTTTCTCTCGGTACATAATACCAATTTCCAGCGCAGCATAATATTTTTCCTGATGCCAATGGTTCGGTATATCCAATACCTTTTTATACCATTCAATTGAGTTTGTGAAGTATTTTTCGCCGGCGTCTTTAAAACTGCGACCACAATAAAAAGCATAGCGCCCGGATAAGCCTTTGTCCGGTAGTGGCAGTTCTTTTTCATAAGCGGCTTCTAATATCATGGCGTCTTCATAATATTTAAGCGGGTTTTGACTGCGGTTGCCGGTTCGCCCTGAATCAATATAATAATTTCCTTGAATAATAGAATCTTCGTTCACGGGGTCTATATTGTGTAAAAATTCGTGTAAAACGCCTTTGAACATCCATCGTTTGCGATTATTAATAAAGAGCGGGCGCAGGTATTCAAAACCTTGTCCGAATTTTAACATATACCGGTCCGAGTGTTTACCGCCCTTTGTCAAAGGCAACTTAAAATCACCGTTGATCTTATCATCGGCATCAAATATTAATAAAAAATCCGTTTTGTCATAAGCCGCTTCTAATGCCTTGGAGCGATTATGACCAAAGTCTTTCCATTCATGCGAGACTAATTCGCCAGGGATTGCCTTGTCGAGGAAATAATCCGAAATAATTTGTTGGGTATTATCAGTTGAGCCGGTATCCGATATAACCCAATAATCAAAATTGATATATTTACACAAATTATCAAGTGTACCTGTAATCACCCTTGATTCGTTTTTTACAATCATATTTAAACATACTGTTGGCATTTTGTCAACGGACGGTGGTTTATCCATTATTTCAAAATACATATGTTGTAGAAATATTTAAACGGTAGATTTTAAATATTTATAATTAAAAATGTATATATAATTAAAAATATATACATAATTAAAATTCTTCATTTGAAATATAGGTTTCTTGTATATCCCCTTCAGCATAATCATCAATTATTTTATCATCACCACCAACTTTGCAGTCCTTATTTGTATATTTATCTAAATATCTATAAATTCGGTTAATATCCAATTTATTAATATCGTATAATTCAAACATTGCGTATATTTCTTCATCAGTGTGATTTACTCTTAAATTAAGAAAAAAAGAAAAGGTATCTTTTTTATCAAGGGATAATTTTTGGCACAAATCTTGAATAAATAAAGAATTATTATATTCGGTACTGTACTTGGTGAGAACCTTGGTAAAACGTATTTCGGGCTGTTTGCTTTTTATGTTACTACCAATGGCGTCGTGGTATATTTTATTACAATGAAAGGTTTTCATCAAGGAACTCATTTCATTAAATTGCCAAATTTGTTTCTGAAAAGTAATGCGGTCAATATAATCGGCAAAACATATTTTATCCAGGATTTTTGTATAGAGCGGAATAGAAATTTCCTTTTTCTTTTTACCGATAATATCTATAATATTTTCATGCCAGAGAAGTCCGACAATCGTGCGGTCCGTATCATTTAACATATTTATGTGATCAGTTATGGAATGTGATACATTAAATAGATTTTTCGTTATATCCTTGGTGTCCTCGTTGTAGGATTTCGCCTTAAATATATTCTGTATGATTTCATTTTTTAATATATTATTATGTTTTTGGTAAATATTATTCACTGAATTTAATTTCCGCAAATCGCCTTGTAAGTATTCAACCATATTTACAATGACATTATTTTCTAAGGACGGCATAGAGACTTGTAAAATGTTTTGGATTTGCGCTGAAGTCGGACTTTTAAGTTCAAACACATTACAAACCTTCATTAGTTCCTTTATTTTTTTATCCACGTGATAACTGCTAATACAAATAATCGGGCTAAATGATAAATCTTCTAATTTTTGTTTGCGTGTTTTTTTAGGTCGAATTATTTTGATTAAAGAGTTGATGCCGCCCTTGTCGCCGTTATTCATTCCATCAATTTCGTCCATTACAATCGCAATGGGTTTTGATTTTTTGTTTAATAAACTAATGACACTTTTATCGGACATGTTGCTTTTCGTAATTGTATCAATTATCGTTTTATTGCGGATGTCTCCTGCGTCGTATTTTATGATATCGTAATTTAATTCTTTTAATAAATTTATAACAAAAGCCGTTTTTCCGCTGCCCGGTGAGCCGTAAATATAGATACCTCGCTTAAACGAAAAATCGTGCTTGTTTTTTTCAAATTGAGTTAAAATGCTTTTTATTTCATTTGAAACAGTCGTTCTATTTAGAATAGAATTGAAATTCATTGTATTGAAATTCATTGTATTGAAATTAATAGTTTGCATTATAAACAATATATTAATCCTTTTATATTTATATTTATATTTGTATTTTAAGTCCTATGTACAAGTATCGGCTATATTGGTAATTCCATCCCAGGTTAATTTACAATCTTTTGCCCATTTGTATTTAGCACATTTACCTCCTGCCGCCCATGAAGCTGATGTAAAATCCATTGGTGCAGTACACGAACTAACTCTATCTCCTACTTTTGGATGAGAAATGCACATATTTCCACTCATATCCCAGTAGTCAGGGCAATTAGGAATAACCGGTGGAAATTCTGACTTGTATTTTTGATTATAAAGCGCCAATCCAATAAAACAGAGAGACACGATTAAAAAAATTATAGCAACCGTCATTACCGTACTTTGAAACGTCATTTATATATATTACAGAACTATTAAATATTTTTCTATTAGTTTTATATATATATGGAACGTCTCCTTAGTAGCAATGGATCCACCAGTAACGGACGAGTAAACATATTAGGACCGAATATTGATCAACGTTTTTCAATGTCTGACCGCATTCCAATAAATAGCACTAAATATTCTTTCCGGGACGCAATGTCTGGAAATTGGTATGATACGCAATTATCTAATGCCTTTTTTAGTGGACGAAATATACAAATTATTCAAAACGGCATCAGAGCAGGTGTGTTTAACCGATCAAACCGGCAATATGTGATCGGCGAGCAAAATATGGATGAGCTGCAAATTATAATGCGCGGCATGTTTTTACAATATTCCAAAAATCAACCGACTGATATTCCTGGACAAATTAATGTGTTAAATAAAATTGTGCTAGATTATGCCATAAATCAAGTCTATGGCGAAGCTGATGGCTATATGAAATACAAGCGGGATGCGAGCACACTTGTCGTGCCGATGCCAATTCCAGTATTAGCGAATATGCACGATAAACAGCTAGAACTGAAAAAATGGTTTTGATCAAAAAATTGAAATGCTTTTTATGTTTTAAAAAGATCATACATAACTCATAAGCAAATAAGCAACAAGCAAATAAATAATAAGAAAATGTCTCAGCCATCATACGCACTGCAGGTTCTAATGCTCCCGGTAAGTATAATAAATCAGGTAATAAGTTTTCACGAAACAAATCCGGATTTAGTGCTCAGCCTTTACAAGTCCTTCCTTTGGTTGGAGGACAGCTGGTACAAAACCCGTATTTTAGAACATCTCGCCAATATAGCCTATGCGGCTATTCAACCACTTATAGATATTAACCGCTTCAACTTAACCGACCGCGAAGTGATGTATTTCTACGACGCAGTATTCGGAAATCTCGACACCTTGTTATATGGCGATCAGTACGAAATAGAACATATGCGCCATATTGACAGCGAGTTCCGTGAATGCACACGTCTTATCGGCGATTTAAATCAAAAGCAATATTTTGACATTAATATTGCTGGGTTCATTAATAATACAAATCACGCATATGTGCGGCTATTGGAAGAAGCCATTATCAGCAAAAGCGAAAATCTGCTGAAATGTATCAAAGCCCATTTCTACGATGAATGGATGTGCCTCTACTTGTTCCTTAAACAAACCCACCAGGTCTATAAAAATCCACTTTACGAAGCGACCGACGAACAGCTCTTTCAGTTGATTTCGGATGCCAATATGACTATCATTACTCTAGTCTTGCGGTCGGCTATCAGTGGTGAGCGGCGAGAAATTATTTGGAATAATTATAATGGTGATAATGTAGCCACGCCCAATTTGCAAATGGTGAAAAAAATTGTGCCCGCGATTATTCCTTACGGACACCAACTGTTTGCGGTTTATAAACCCAGCGCAGCTAGTACAGATGAAGTTGACCCCGACGATTTCGTATATTTATCGCCCTTTGAATATTGGCGAAAATTTGACAATAAAGTCATTGATTTTCGCGGGGGCGGGAGTGGAGGTAATATTATATATACGGAGAGAGATGAAGCTATTGGCAAATATTTACGAGCAGCACGCCCCATGACCTGGAACCCGGATTTACAGCAAATGGCGATGCTTAGTGCTTGAATAAATTATATATATAAAAAAAATAATAAATGGTTATACCATTTTTTATTTTTATTTTTATCTTTTTTTTATTTCCTATCTATTTATTTTTTAACGGGCACTATTTTTTTCTTAATAAGGGTAGTCGTTTTCTTTTTAGGTGCTTCCAGCAAATCGGCTTTTCGCCACTCGATTAACTTTACATATTCTGTTCGCAAAGTCGCCAATTCATTCAGCCAGATTTGCGTCTCACTAGTTGCTTTCAACGCCGCCAATTCCCCGTTCTTTCGGTCCCGCTCTGCCATAATCTTGGCGATATTTTCTTCCGTCACGCTATCCATCGGCAAGCGCACGAGGTACTTATAATCCGCATCTTCCTCGATCGTATCATATTTCCGCGCTTTCAATATAGCAGATACTTCGACGGTTTTCTTTTTTCGCAAATCAAGCGTATCTTCTAATAACTCGGTGATGAAACGTGCTTTGTTGGATAAAATACACGCATCTTTTTCCAAGGCAATCACTTGATGCGCCTTGCGTTTCACATAATAAGCATTGCGAACTTTCATATACAGTGCAATCAGCTCTTCGACCTTGTCAAATTTAACTAATTTTTCTTCTTCGTCAAACACGTGCATGTTGGTCGTTGTGCGCGTCGTATACAATTTCAATAATTTTTCCAACGCATTACAACCGTGGTCGGTCGGTTCTTTGAGGAGTGCTGGAATAACCCCTGGTGCAAAGGTAATCGTTATATCGACTACTGTATCCGTGCTCATGTCGGTGTAGTCTTTAACTTGCACGACATCCTTGGACTTTTTCTTGCCCTTTGGCTTATCGCCGCCCTCCGCTGCGCTTGCTGCTGCGCTTGCTGCTGTTGCTGCGCTTGTAGGCTTGACATCGATTAAATCTTCAATGTATTTTTTATAATCATCGGTCCAAACACCGATCGGTAATTCAGTGACTCGTACTTGTTTGTCCGATAACACTTCATACACCCCTTTGATTAAATACTTGCCTTCACTAATCGACGAAATTACCCCTTTAAATCCGTCATAGTAAGGCACGAGGGCTTGCGTATTTGTATTGTGCCCTTGCAAGACATTCACAACATAATCAATCACCGCTAAGGGATTGTAATTCATAATATCTGTGCTAAAGCCCGTACCAATGCCTTTACCGCCATTTATTAATTGCATAGGAATAATCGGTACATAAAACATCGGCTCCACTTGGGTGCCATCATCGTCTTTATAAATTAAGATATCATCGTCCGCCTCAGGATAAATCAGTCGGGTTAATTCACTTAATTGTGTGCAAATATACCTTTCCGATGCCGCATCATCACCCCCCTGCAACCGGGTGCCAAACTGCCCATTGGGTTCGAGCAAATTTATATTATTTGAACCCACAAAGTTCTGCGCCATGTTAATAATTGCGCCATACAAACTCTGCTCGCCATGGTGATAGCGACTTTTTTCCGAGACTGCACCGCCGAGCTGCGCTACTTTCACTTCCGACGTCAAGCGCCGCGCCAGACAGGTATAGAGAATTTTCCGCTGACTGGTTTTCAGCCCATCAATGCCGTTAGGAATAGAGCGCTCGCAATCGTATTTGGAGAAATGGATCATCTCCTCGGCGATAAATTCTTCATAAGAAACTTCGGACTTATTGGTATTGAGATAGAGTGTGCGGTCATATTGCTCCAACCATTCTTTGCGGTCACCCGCTCTTTTTTTATTAAAGACTTTGTCAATGGCATCGCGACTGTTTTCGCCAGTGCTGACAAAGTTTACGATTTTCTTGTTGGCAAAATATTCTTTGAATTCCTTGCCCGTGCTTGTACCTAATCCCTTGTAGTATTTGAAGGTCCAGCCTTTGGTATTATTGACGGCTTTCCACTCTTCGTATTCGCCGTCATTGTAGAACAACATTTCGGTCTGTGTCCCTTTCTTGGCTTTGATAATCGGTGTATTCATAAACCCGATAAAACCCGGAATAGACAGTAATGTTTCCCACTCAGAGTCAAAGAGGTTAATACACAACCCTTTAATATGACTGCCGTCTAAATCTTGGTCTGTCATAAAGACGATTTTCCCGTAGCGCAAGGATTTTTTGGATTCAGCGAGAGTATATTTTTTCCCCGCTTCAAGGGCGACAATTTGTTTGATTTCGTGTATTTCTTTTACTTCTGAAATCCGTTTGGGCGTTTCCCCTCGCACGTTAAACAACTTTCCGCGCAATGGATAAACGCCGATGGTATTTCGGTCGGTCGTAGATAAACCACTCATAATACCCGCTTTGGCTGAATCTCCTTCACAGAGAATGAGAATACAGTTTTCGCTATTGGGTCCGCCGGCGTCATTGGCGTCCACCAATTTGGGAATACCGCGCACCGTCTTGCTTTTTACGCCGTCTTGCTTTTTAATTGTCTTGGTTGTTTTCACTTCAGTTAAAGCGCAAGCGGCGTCCATAACGCCCATCTTGGCAACCTTTTCAATAAACTTGTCACTGATTTCACATGTTGAACCGAACTCCCCAACAGGCGTATTCATATAATCCTTGGTTTGACTATCAAACGCCGGATTATCAATAACGCAGCGCACAAAGAGGAATATTTGTTCTTTGATGGTGTTTGGTTTAACATCAATCTTTTTCTTCAGTTTAATAAAAGCCGTCATTTTGCGGACAATTTGGTTTAAGAGGTATTCGACATGTTTACCGCCTTTACCCGTGAAAATACCATTCACAAAAGAGACTTGGGTAAATTCTTCTTTGGGCGCCAAACACACCACATACTCCCAGCGTTCATTCGCTTCTTCGTGAACCCGGTCGGTCATCGCTTTGTTACCGACATATAAATCCACGTATTGCAAGAAGGTTTTCACGGGCACTAACTCGCTATTATACTTTACCTTTACCGATTTATCGGTTACCGCAGCCAAATCAAAGACCCGCCGCTTCAAGAGCGCAAGCATATCGGGGGTTAGACCAGGCAGACCCATCCGAGCGTAATCCGGCTTAAAGGATACAATCGTGTAGGGTTTTTTACTGCACTTTGTCACGGACGGGGTTTTAATGATGTTGAGATTATCTTCAAACTCTTGAACGTATTTTAAACCACGAATATGATCGACGGTTTCAATGCGCGCCCAAGTCGACCAGATAAAAGCCAATTTGATGCCAAACCCGTTCTTACCGCCCGTTGTTTTTTTTTGGGTTTTATCGTAATTCGTGGACGTGCGCAAATGAGCGAAAATGAGTTCGGGGATCCAAATGTCCTCAGCGGGATGTTTAGCGATATCAATACCGTTCCCGTTGTTATACATAGTGATAATCCCTTCTTTTTCGTCAAGTGTGATGTCGATCTCGGTGACTGGTAAAACATCCGTTTGCCCTTTGTCAATAAGATCTTTCATACGCACGACTTGGTCGCGGGCATTAACCACCGCTTCATCGACGATTTTATAAAGCCCTGGCACAATGGTTATTTGTTTAGATACAATTTGTGGGTCTTGCCCCCCAACGGCGCACGGAGTTTCACCGGGGGTTTCACTGGGGGTTTCGCCCCCCAACGACGAAGTAGGCGAAGCCGGGGTTGATGACGCGCCCTTGGCAATTCCGCTTGCGGTCGGGTTTGAAAGGGCAGCGCCCTTTGTATTAAACACGAATGTATCGTAATCGGTCATCGTCATT